GGGTTCATGTGCCAGAGTACCTTGCCTATGATGACTAACTGCTGTTCAGTTGTGTTGATCATGATAGGCAGGTGGGTTTTGTCTGAACTGTCCGGAGCAAGCATCACGTTTCCGTCTGGCTGACGATACAGGCGCTTCACAGTGACCATTCCGTCGCAGTAGGCAACGATTATCGTTCCGTCCTTATAATTGACTCCATCGTTTGAAGTGTTCTCTACAACGACGATAGAGCCATCCTCAATGACGTTATTCATAGAGGTGCCGTTGACTTGGAAAGCCAAGAGCTTCTTACGCCTGCCCTGGAACTTGATAGGTACATAGACCACGGCGTCAGGCTCAGCATCGAGGATTTCATCGAATGAGCCAGCAGAGAGGTTAGTGCAGTAGTGCAGGGGGAAGTAATCATCAAATTTGAAGCTATCCATAGAGACTGGAGAGACGGTATCTTGTGATTCAATAATAATTTCATCAGTTGTTACACCAAAATAATCAGCGATTTTTTGAATCATCCCCATGTTAGGCTCAGTTCTTCCGATTTCCCATGATGATATTGTTTTGTCACTGACTCCTAATACAATCGAAAAATCTATTTGATTTAAACCATGAGCTTCTCTTAATTGCTTGATTCTCTTACCAACGGCTTTTTTAATATCTTCCATTATTAGTTACCTCACTTGTAACCGCATTATATACAATTCATAGAATAAATTACATATAAAAGTATGCAAAATGTGGAAAATATTGTTGACATCTACATAATGTAGAATTATATTGATATTGCAAAACGAAAGGAGATACAGCAATGCCAAAAGAATTTTCCTTAAAGTCTGCAAGGGTATTTAGAGGACTAACTCAAGAACAGATGGCTGAAAAGCTCAATGTTCATCGCAATACATATGCAAATTGGGAAGCTGACCCAGAGAATGTACAGATTAAAGATGCTATCAAAATTGCAAATGTATTGAAGATGCCAGTTAGTTCTATTTTTTATGCCAAAAGCCCTACAAAATGTAGAACGTCTGAATAAACATGCACAGGGAAAGGAGAGAAGGAATGGAAGGATATCAAAACAAAGAACCAATTCTATTCGTTTCTGAAGTTGAAGAAGACAAATTGCTGAGTTGTACCGTTGAGAACATTGCCTATGTTCCAAAAATCAGAAAACAAGCTGAAGAAGCATTGGCATCATTCACTAAGAAATGCGATGAGCTTCAGATCAAGGGAATGGATGGAGAAATTAAAAAACTGCAATCCATACTAGATGAACTGCAGCATCTGAAAGTTACTGTCCGGTTTTTGAACCATTAGTGATGATTCCAAAACCTTCATCGTATGACACTATGTCAAAACCGTTATGATGCTCAATCTTGTTCTGAGAGAAATTTGTGTTCTGAATGTAAGATTTTAGATCGCTCTTTGCCTTATCAAAATCTGAATGTCTAAGGCTGTAATTGATAATTCTGTAATTGGAAATATCGAATGGATAAGATTCCATATTCTCTTTATTACAAAGAATGATAAAGACTTTATCAATTGCAATACGATAGCCGAGTTCAATACAAACATTTGGATTTAGACCTGTGATATCGGCAATTACAAGATCATCTTCCTTTAAGTGCTGAAAAATATCATCTGTTACTCTACCGGCACCGGATATTTTGTCGGCTCTGATAACATCGATGCTCAAATCATCACATACAGGTTGAATGAGATCATTCAATAGTTCATCAGAATTTCTGCGAACATCAGATCCATCTTGACCAATTGGAGAAACTACAAAGCATTTCATGAAAATCACCTCCTTTCTATAAAAGGAGCATAGCACTAAACACGCACAGGGAAAGGAGAGAAGGAATGGAAGATACTAAAGAATTAGAAGAGCTATTTCCAGTTGGATGTATTGTCCAAACAAGCGTCATGGAGAAACTACCACAGTTTCATTGGAAACCAGTGTGTATGATGGTCCTACCTTACAAACCTCATAAAGAAAATAGTAGGATCTCAGAGGAAGAACTCCCACGTTATCAATTTACAGACCCAACAAAGATACCGAAAGTACAAATCCTCCCAGCAGATGAAGTTCCGCAACATACTTTTGGCGCAGAGTTGTACCAAAATCGTTCTCACAAACCATCATTTTATAAAAGAGTTAGTAGTCCCGATACACTTACCGATGGTAACTGGTAAGGGAACATATATTTCTAATTGAGGTGTTTCAGAAATTTTCCCAGAAAGATATTGTTCTGCAAAATCAATTAGCATGCATGGAGAAAATTCTCCTGAATTAGTTATTCCACCACGAAGATAAAAAGCATCATGTAATGAAGAAACTTCAGTATCATATTGAACTTCATAAATCGGATTATCTGTTATGAGTAATTGTTGCCATTGATTTAGACAATCTAGTGAAGGAAGCAAGAAAAAACTTTGAAATCTAGATGCAATTTCAGGATGAAGAATTACTCGTTCATATTCAACTGCTAATTCAATTATTGAACTATTAACATCTCCAAAAGTAAATGAATCAGGTCCAAAAATATGACGTGTATTCAAATTGTTATAAGCATGACACGAAAGACCAGTTTTCCACAGTTTATTAAATGTTTCAGTATTTTCATACATGTTAGTGAAATTATACGGTTCCAATATTATTTTCATATCTTCATGTAAGATTCTATATCTATCAACATGGTACCCAATTTTCATGGTCATAAAAACACCTCACTAATCAAATTATACGTTATTCACAGAAAGGAGAACATATGACTGAAGTCGTATTCTACACCCAAAAAGAACTGGCAAAGGTTCTGCACTGTAGCAGCAGACAGATTAGCTTGCTGAGACAGCACGGACTGATCTCATTTATCAGAGTCGGACAGAGCTTCATTTATCGCAAGGAAGACGTTGATAAATTCTGGGATAAGTACAAGGGCAGAGATTTAAACAATGAAAGCAAGATTATGCTTGCTGCTAAAACGATTAAATGATTCAGACATTATCAATTCCACAAAAAAAAAAAAGAGTGCTCACCTTGCATGGACAGCACTCAGTAGGACTTGAAAGGATCCTACAACTATTTTAACACAATGATAAAAACACGAAAAATAAAATGGATTAATGTTTACACATTAATTGCTACATCAATATCAATAATCTATATTTCATGGCTTATATGCCAGGTTATCGGGAGGATCTTCTAATGGATTACATCATGACATTTATGCTTATTGCCATAGACATGCTGCTAGGAATTGGATTTGCTCTAGCAATACGGAGAATCAGTGACATACAGAAAACATGCAGGGAGTATGAACAAGAAAACAATTATTGCTTAACAGCAATAAAGGCAATCCAGAAACGTGAGAACGCAAATGATCTTGTCACAAATAAACTCGCTGATATGTATACAAACGTTGTTAAAAACTCAGATGATCTGAAACATTGGGCATACAGCAATGTAGCTACTTGGAAAACACAGACACATGGTGAAATGGGATTCGCAATAGACTCTGCAGAATCAATAAGCAAGGATATCGAAACGATGCTTGAACAAGACAGAGCAGTAGATGAATTCATGAAAGCAAGACATGCTGCTGAATCAGACTCTGAACTAGATCCAATTGTTGCAGAAGAAATGATAAAAGGTGCAAAACACGCAAAGCCGGAGGAACAATCAAATGAAAATGATTAACCGGCTTAGCAATCGTCAGATAATCTTCGTCTTAGCTGATTATCGAGATGAAATCACTGCAAAGCATAACGATGCACGTAAGGCCAGAGATACTGACAAGACTGAGTATTATGGCGGACAGCTTGATGCAATAGAAGAACTTGCAAACAGACTCCTGTACGGTGGTGAGAAATATGAGTGATTATGATCTGTTTGGATTCACAGTACAGCATCCAGAGAAGAAGAAACAACAGACTGGATGGAAAGTCTCATGGGTTAAATGCAATAGAACAATAACTGTTCACTTTGCTCTCAATGAGAAAGACAAAGCTGAGTACATGGCTGGAAACAATTCAGGCACGGTAATTCCTCTATATGGAGAGGAGGGAAGCCATGACTAAGAAGAACAATAAAGAATCAATTGATTCTGATAGGGTAGCAAAAATCAATGATTACAGCAGCCAGGTATACAGGATGATCAAAAAGAAGAATGTATCAATCAAGGAACTAAATATGATCATGTACCGTGTTAAGAAGATGGCTTCAAGCAATTCAAAAGTGTAAGCAAAGAAAGGTAACAATATGTCGACAGGAATGAAAAGCTTCCTGCTGGACACGCAATTAGACGACAAAGTACGGCTCGTTAGAGCTAGATACGGTAACAATGGCTTCGCAAACCTAATTCTTATCTGGATGAAAATCTATCGGGACGAGGGTTACTGGATGCGGTGGGATGAGGACTCCATAAGCCTGTTTGCCAGTGAAGACGGTCACTGGGACAAAGGAAAACTCAACAGAATGATCTCAGAATGTGTGAACCAAGGGCTGTTCTCTTCGGAGAAACTAATGCAGTACCAGGTGCTCACGTCAGCAGCCATTCAGAAACGCTACTTTAAATATCGTAGCCGATCAGCTCCGTATGAAGTTGAGAAATGTCTTTTATGCGACCCAGCAAGTGTATCTGCATACAAAAACGTAAAACTTGTATGCAAAAAGTTCAAATCTGCATGCAATTTTAATACAACTAGATTTGATTTGATTAGACATGATAAAGAAGAAGATATAGGGAATTTTGAGAATCTGGATGCTAACAAACTTAAGAAAGCACTCAGCATATACGTACAAAGAGAAGCAAGTTCTTATGGACCATCATCTGAGTATCTATTTAAAAACATGGTAAGCACGATATGTGACATCGCATGTGCAATTCCAGATCCTACTGTTATTTACAACTTAAACCACAGCTCAGAAATAAAAATAGAACAGCTTTGGACGATTGCTAAAGACATTATGCATCCAATTGATGACGGAATAGAGCACAAAACCATAGGAAATGAAAGAGGGTATCTTTATCGTACAATGATGAATCTCTTTCAGGAGAGCGAATCATGAAGGAAAGAGAGGCATATCTGTTCATTATCAGCAGTCTAGATCGAAAAAAAATAATCAGTTCATTCTATGCAAGCAATATTAAATCAGGATGTGAGCTGATACAGAAATATTCCGCAGATTATTTAGGCACAAAAGAAGTATCCGTATTTGCATCTGGGCATGAAGACCCAGTTGTTGAATTTGAGACATTATAGGAGGAAGCATGAAATACATTAAGAGTTTTACAGCTATACCGGAACAGTTATTTCCAAATCCAAAGAACCCAAGAAAGAACGTTGGAGACATTACAGAATTAACAGAATCAATCAAAGAGAACGGAATCATGCAGGAACTTACCGTTGTACCAATGGGAGGAACTGCATCAAGCGCATACGGCACATTTGAAGCATATACAGTTGTAATTGGTCACCGCCGATTGGCGGCAGCTAAGAAGGCAGGGCTACGAGAGATACCAGTAAAGGTATATGAAATGTCTAGGCAGGAGATTCAGGCAATGATGCTGACAGAAAACATGCAGCGTTCTGATCTGACAACATATGAAGAAGCTAATGGAATTCAGATGTGTCTTGACTTGGGAATGTCCGATGAAGATGTTTCAAAGCAGACAGGATTATCTAAGACAACAGTAAAGAACAGGACAATCATTTTGAAATATAAAAATGCTGAGTCAGATCTGGAAGAGGGAAGGACTACGATTCAGGATTATATCAATCTTGAAAAGATCAAGAATCAAGATGATAGAAATAAACTTGAGAAGAGCCTTGGTACAAGTAATTTCAACTGGGAATTTGAACAGGCATTATCATTGCAGGAATTCGGGCAGGAACTTGATAAGGCTTTTAAGAAACTTAAAAAGCTCGGAGTAAAAGAAAAAACTAGTGATGATTGCAACTATTACAATAATGTTCAGTGCGTATATCAACTTTCAAGATATGGTAAAGGGAAAAAAGAAATTGTGATTCCAGAACTTGATAAAGACAAGGAATATGAATACGAAGCAACAGAAAGTAATTTTGTTATTTATCTTATGGAAAAGCCGCCAGTAGCTGATCACAGCAAAGACAATTGGGCCAACAAATTTAAAAAAGAATCAGATTTGAATAATAACATCCGTGATGCATTTTCACAGGCTCAAAAATTACGTATTGATTATGAAAATCAGTTAGTTCACATGTCGGAAAATGAAATTGCAGAGAGATTTGGAAAGAATTTAGTAACAGACACTGTGATAGACATGATTTCTGCGAATGATGATGGAATAGATTACATATCTGGTATGAATGATTATCTCGACTATAGCTTTGAAAGTTCTAGCGCTGATGACATTAAGAAAAGGGCATCTAAACGGCCAATGCAGCTGAGTCTAGCAATGAGTTTAATTATTCATGAGTATAATGCAGATCTTCCATTGAATTATCCAAATGAATATGACCCTATTGATAAGTCATTGCAGGAACTGTACAGCTATCTAAATGACTTTGGATATAAGACATCAGAAACTGAATTAAAGCTTCTAAACGGTACTTATGAAGCATATAAGAAGGAAGATAAGTAATGGCATGGAATAAAACAGGTAGTCGCAAGAAACATACAAAAGTAGTACCTAAAGGAATGCCAAAGAAGCTTGACAATCCTAATGATGATTACCAGCGCAAGACATCAACTAAGCTTGGTAAACAGACGATGTGGTATTTTACAAAGCCGGACTTTGAGTTAATGCAGAGAGCATGCTTAGTACACATGCAGAAAGCCGTTCCAGGATCTGATACCGAATACAGATGGGAACGAAACTACGTAATGATGATGACTGGAGTCAACACAGGCTGTAGAACCACCACAATCCTTGAATTAACGCCTCGCAACTTCGCAGGCGGTAAATTCTACGTCAAAGAACATAAGACCGGTAAGACGCAAAACTATGAGCTTAAGGACAGCATGTATAAACTACTTAATGACTTCACAGAGAAGTGGGGATTTACCAGGGATGAATTCATCTTCCGGAAACACAAGGGATCTGTGAATAAGCCTCTGACACGACAGGCTGCTTGGCTATTTATAACAAAGCTGGCAGATGAGATAGGAATTAAGTACAACGTAGGCTCGTATTCATTACGAAAGAGCTTTGCCAGATGGCTGTATGATGACTGCCACGATATCTTCAAAGTAATGCGAGTTCTGCAGCATTCTGATCCAATCATTACAGCGAGATACATCTGTCTCGAAGAAGACGAAGTAATGAAAATAAGAGAAGGAATTGAGTACGGATTTGACCAGTTTAAATAGCTGGAATTGACATACACAGTTATGTCAAATTGAGAATATGAAGATATTAAGTATTTATGCATTAATAAGCGACATATTCAATCAATTAAAACAATACTTGAAGTTGACATACTTTATGGGCGGTAAAGTCCAGATGAGAGAAGAAAGTGAGGATAATCAGGAGAATGGATCTGGAAAAACAGAAAGAACATTTCAAAAATCATGTAGCTAAATTCACAGATTACGGAACAATAAAGATTCTTGATTTCAAAAATCCAAAAACATCGGAATATAGAATAAGATTCTTGTTTGAAGAAGATTATTACAGGCTTCATATAAGCGGTGATCTTGGAGAACTTACAGCAACAAACTACGAGAATATGTGCTTTGAGAAATTCGGATGTTACGTCAACAATCCTGGATATTTCGAAGAAAAGATTAACTGCTGCGAAAGAAGACTATACTTTTACGATTCTGAATTAGCTGCAAAACAACTTATCCAGGAAATAGAAGATCTAGGAATTAAAGATGACATTTTAATGAAGTATGACGATTTAAGAGAATGGACAGATGCAATGCTGATTGATTTTGAAGAAGATACTGGAATGGGAAACATTGGTATTACAGAAGCATCAGATTTAATTGATGATTTTAATGAAGACTGTGAATTAATCGGAAGAAAATCTACTGGAATTATCGATCTGTATATGATGGCTTTCCGTCTTGCACAAGACAAGTTAAACAGTGTTAAAAGAAAGAATGGGAGTTGCTTGTGATCATGAAGAATAAATACTTAACAGATTTCGAACTTGCAACACTGTATAATAAAGGATTTACTGAAAAGCGTATTGCAGAAGAATATGGATATGATAGAGTTTCATACATTCACAAACGTCTTAAATCATTAGAAAAACTTGGATTTATAGATAAGATGAAAGATGATTCTATAGATCACGGTAAAATAATGGCATTGCATAATGCTGGATGGACGCATAGACAGATTGCAAGTGAAATGAATATTGACCAATTGATAGTAGAAAAGGAGATAGAAAATGACAATTGAAGAGCTTGAAACATATAGAGGAATGGCGTCTGAAATAAAGGCAATGCAAGTAGAAATAGAAAACATGTATATTCCTATTCATTCTCCTACAGGAAATAATGGATACCATTCAAATAACCCAGGGAATCCAACAGAGAAAGCAACCGATATGATTATTGCAAAGAAAGATGAGCTATATGCGGCTAGATTGGAAAAAGCAAGAAGGCTGCAGGAAATAGACAAATGGATATCTACATTAAAAGATACTGAGCTGAGAGCGATAGTACGATGGCATTATGTGATAGGTTTGGACTGGAGGAAAACATGTTTGCAGGTTTACGGATACCCATCGTATGGCGCATGCAAGATGAGAGTTAGAAGATATTTCGATCAAAATATTAAAAGTGTTACAAATGTTACAAATGTTACAAATGTTACAAAGCAACTATGATATAACTAAGATGTAGTTTTAGACAGGCAGACGAACCCCACACGCCTGCCTTTTCTATTACAACAGTGCTGGAACCTTTCTGACATATATCCTCTTATAGTTGTATTTAAATCCAGCACATAGAAAGAGACATCATGGGAAAACATGATGACTATATAGATAGCGTACATAACGTACACTAAAGGAAGCAGAAGATGAAAACATGGGCTAAAGCATTCTACAAGTCTAAGCAATGGTTAACGGTTAGGGATGCATACATGAGATCACAGCACGGACTATGTGAGAGATGCGGAGAACCTGCGAAGATTGTGCATCATAAAGTGTGGCTGACTCCAGAGAATATAAATGATCCAAGAATCAGTCTAAGCTGGGGAAACCTAGAAGCGCTTTGCCAAACATGCCACAACGAAGAGCACCATGGCAAAGGATCATGTGTTAATGATGATCTCGAATTTGATTCTGATGGAAATCTAATAAAAAGATAAAACACGCAAACTACAAGAGCAAGCCCCCCCGGTACAAAATATTTTTTTTGAGAAACGTAAGGACCGATGCCACTCTCTTATTACCCTAGGATTGAACACGGCTGAGGGGTGTAGTTGACAGGTAGTGTTGTATAGAAAGGTGAGATATGAAGAAAAAAAAGAAAGAAATTGAAATAGTTGATCCAGTCTCATCTGAAATGGAACGGCTTACTGTTTTATTTGACAATATAGACCCAGACAAGAAAAACTTATGCAAAAACTTGATTCAGAATGCTGCATTCATGTCTGTTTCTCTTCAGAAATTACAAGAAGATTTAAATGAATCCGGTTGGGTTGAAGAATATCAGAACGGTGAGAACCAGTGTGGAAGGAAGCCGTCGTCTACTGCTCAAATTTACAACAAATTGATTTCAAACTATAACAACGTGATAAAACAGTTGATTGGATTGCTTCCAAATAACGAAAAGGAATTGGCCAAGGATGCAGTTGATCCAATGACTAGCTTCTTGATGGATAAATAAATGGTTAAATATGATCATACAAACTACATTTTAAAATATTGGAGGCAAATCGAGAGTGGAAAAATACGTGCGTCAGAGAAAATAACACGTGTTTTTCGCAAACTGGCAGCAGATAGCAAATCAAAAGTAAAATCTAAATACCACTTTGATATAGATAGGGCTTCTCGTCCTATCTATTTTATAGAACATTTTTGCAAACAGTCTAAAGGTGCTATAGGAGAATACATCAAGTTAGATCTTTTCCAAAAGGCTGCTATTGAAGCGATATTCGGATTTGTAGATAAAAAAGGATATAGGCAATTTCAAGAAGTACTTTGGATAATGGCACGTAAAAATGGAAAAAGCACTGTCCTAAGTGGAATTTCTCTATATATGTTGCTAGGAGACCGTGAAGGAGGACCGGAAATTGATTGTGTAGCATCTAAAAAAGATCAGGCTAAGATCGTATTCACTGAAGCAAAGAACATGAGATCACAGTCTCCATATCTTCGAAAGTACATTAAATCCAGAAAATCGGATATGTACAGTGATTTTAATTTTGGAGTATTTCAGCCATTGGCATCAGATTCAAACACATTGGATGGACTAAATCCTAGTTGCGGGGTTATTGATGAACTTCACAGTATTAAAGACCGCAATATTTACGATGTTGTTAAGCAAGGCATGACGTCAAGGAAGCAACCGATTTTGTTCATGATCACTACTTCTGGATTCAACCGTGAAGGAATTTACGATTCAATGTATGAATATGCTGAGAATGTTATCAATGGAAAAGTTACTGATGAACGTTTTCTTCCACTAATCTATGAATTAGACAATTCTAAAGAATGGACTGATCCAAAGATGTGGGTTAAAGCTAATCCTGGATTAGGGTCGATTAAAGACAGGAACAAACTTGAGCAGAACGTTGAAAGAGCGAAGATTGATTCTCGATTCAGACCAACAGTTTTAACTAAAGATTTTAATCTAAAAAATGTAACGGCTGATACATGGCTAACGTATGACCAACTGTTTAATCCAGCTACATTCGAGATAGAAGATGTTAGAAATACATATGCAATAGGCGGATGCGACTTGTCTGCAACAACTGACTTAACTTGCGCTACCTTATTAATACGTAAGCCAAATGATAAACAGATTTATGTTTTACAGCAATATTTCTTACCACGTGAAAGGATAGAGCACATAGAAGCAACATCCGAAAAAGAAGCTCCATATTCAGTATGGGCTGAACGTGGATTGCTAACGATATGCGAAGGAGCAATGGTAAATTATGCTGACGTAACTACATGGTTTATAAAAATGAGAGATGAATATGGAATAGACCTATGGAGACTTGGATACGATAGAGCGCTTGCTGGATATTGGGCAGATGACATGGCTAATAACTTCGGGCAGTCAGTCATGGAAAAGGTAGCACAGGGTCCATTCACATGGACTGCTCCAATGAAAGAGTTAGGCGCAAAGCTAACGGATAAGGAAATAAACTATAACGCAAACCCGATGCTTGCTTGGTGCTTGTCAAACACTGCCGTAAAAATAACTGGGTCAGTAGAAACAGTACAGCCGGTTAAAATTCAGCAGCATAGACGTATTGATGGCATGGTATCTTTACTTAACGCATACGTTATCTACGTTAAGTATAGAGACGATTATTTAAACAGTATTTGACGGAGGAAAAGATGGGAATATTTAACAGAATATTTAAGCGAAAGCGGAGCTCCTCCGGGAAGGAGTCTCTAGCACCATTTGACATTAATACATGGGATTATCGCACATATAATAACAAATCTATAGAAATGGATTTGATTAGAGGATCTGTAGATGCATTGTCTAGAAATATGGCAAAACTGGATCTGCAGGCTGTAATGGTTAAAAGCGATGGTACCAAAATGATCGATTCAACATCAGATGTTGCCAGAGTATTAAAACGGCCGAATAAATGGATGACACAGTATGATTTTATGTATAAAATAACATCTCTATATTTCGGAAGCGGTAGCAATACCGTTTTTATTTATCCGGAATATGACGATAAAGGAATGTTGTTAAACCTGTGGCCAATTAATTACCAGGCTGTAAATCTAGTTAAGTCAAAGAATGGAAATTACATTGCACATTTTCAACTAAAGTATACACGCTCATATTATTGCCCTTTGGAAGATCTGATAATCTTGCGTAACCACTATACAAGTGATGATATGTTCGGAGATCCAGACAATTCGCTTTATCCTGTCTGCGAACTTATTAATGCTCAAAATGAAGGCATTATAAATGGAATAAAGAACAGTGCTGTAATTCGAGGCGTTTTAAAAGCTCTTCAAGTCATTAAGGATGCAGATTTGCATAAATATAGAGACGAATTTGTTAAAAACAATTTGGATGCATCAAACAATGGCGGAGTCATTACTGTTGATCAGAAATATGATTACACACCGATTGAGTCAAAGCCTTACATTGTCGATTCCGCAACAATGGAAGAAGCGAAGAAAAAGGTATTTGATTATTTTGGTGTAAATGAGGCGTTTCTAACTAACACATTTGACTCAGCTGGATACGAAGCTGTGTATGAAGGGCGTTTAGAACCATTTGCAATAATGTTAACACAAGCTCTTACGGATCACCTTTATACGGATCGTGAGAAGGGATTCGGTAATCAGATTGAAGCTAATATGAGCAGGATGAAGTATCAGCCATTAACAGCTGTTACTCAGATGATCAGTGCGACAAATCAGCTAGGGCTATTTACCAAAAATGAATTCCGAGACATGCTTGGATATGGCCCACTCACAGATGATGATGGTGGTAACGAAATATTGATCAGCCTAAATTATACGAAAGCGGACAATTTATCAAATGTTCAAGGAATAAATAAAGATTCAGAGCAAGATGATGAAAAAGGCAAGGAGAAAGATGATGAAGAACAGCAAAATTGAAGAACGTGCTTACAAATTTGAAATAGAAAAGAGATCTTCTGAAAACGGGCAGCCTGAACTAGATGGAGTTCCGATTGTGTTTGGACAGATGACTGATCTTGGATCAGGATGGTGGAACGAAATAATAGACAGACATGCACTTGACACATGTGACATGAAGGATGTTCCTTTATTAACTAATCATGATACTGATCAGTTACCTGTTGCAAGGTCAAGAAATAACAATAACAATAGCACAATGCAACTATCAGTAATGGACGATGGTCTGCATTTCAGAGCGACACTTGACACAGAACATAACAATCGTGCAGCTGAATTGGACAGTGCAGTAACAAGAGGAGACATCAGTGGAATGTCATTTATGTTCACAGTATCTAATGACAAATGGGATAACCTAGATTCTGACCACCCAACACGTACAGTGTTAGCAATAGATAAAGTATACGAAATATCGGCTGTAACTTGGCCAGCTTACGAACAGACATCAATCAATGCACGATCATTGGAGAATGGACGTGCATCGCTGGATAGCGCAAGACAGGCACTGGAGAGTGCAAGAAAGGTTGATGCATTGAGAAAAGATCTTAAGAAAAGATCGGAGGGATTATGCAGAAAAGACTAATAGAAATTAATGCAGAACTTGCCAAAATCGAAGCAAGGGCAGCAGAAATCAATGTTGCTGTTGAAACAGCAGATGAATCTGTTTTAGACACGCTAAATAGCGAACTTTCTGAGTCAGAAGACCGTGCAAAGGCTTTGAAACATGAAAGAGAAGAGCTAGAACAGAAGGAAAATGATGCAAGAAGTATCGAAAATGGTACTGATAACGGTACAGATGTGGAGATCCCACATACGGAGGAAAAGAGAATGCCAATCAAAAGAAATGATCCTGAATATAGAGACGCTTTTTTAGCGAATCTTATGGGAAACGCAACTGCAGAACAGAGAGACGCACTGATTACAACAGACAACGGAATTGTTCTGCCAGAATCAATTGAGACAAAGATTTGGGACTTGATCCACGATGCCCATCCAGTTCTTAACGACATCACAATGTTTAACACTGGAACGGTTCTTGTTATTAATCAGCACACTGCTATTACTGCAGGGAAGACTAAGAAAACTGCTCAGGGAGTAGCTAATGACATTGAAACAAACACATTCGTTAAGGTTACTCTTACCGGAAATGACTATGCAAAGTCAGTTGAACTTAGCTATGCTGAAGCAAAAATGACACAGGGTGCTCTGGAACAGTATCTTACAACTGAGATTGCTGCTGACATGGGAGAAGTAATGGCTCTGGATATATTTGCACAGATGAAATCTGACATCGGAGCAGCCGCAGTAACTGTTGCATCTGGAACATCACTGACATATAAGAACTTACTCACTGCATTTGGAGCAGCTAAGCATGCCACCGCGCTAACAATCTATGCGTCAAGTGCGAATGCATACGGCGAAATCTATGGGATGGTAGATACAAACGGACAGCCAGTAATTCGTGATGGTATCGCACTTGGCGCAACAGTAAAGATTGATGCTGCCGCAGGAGATGACATTTTTGTAGTTGAACCTGCTAATTATGAAGCTAACATGGTACAGCCTATCATGATTGAAACTACACGTGATATTGAAAAGCACAAGATCATCTATTCCGGATATGCACGTATGCAGGGATGTATGAGAGACACAGCTTGCGGAGCATACATCGCAAAGGCAACAGCTTAATCATTAGGAGACAGAGATGTCTCCTTTGATTTTGCATAAAATAGGAGGGCAACATGAAACTAGATGAACTTAAAAAAAGAGTGAAAGTTGCTCTTAGAACGCAGACGTCTGATGTGTCACTAATTTCAGAAATTGATGATTGTGTTGATGAAACTATTGAAGATTTGAAACGTGCAGGAGCTAATGTTAATCTAGATGATCCGCTAGTTCTTAAGGCATGCAAAATGAATGCGAAGGCAACATTTGGGTATGAACAAGAATCAGAGAAATATAGGATATGTTATCAGCAGATTCTTGAACAGCTCTGCATGTATTCTTGTTATTCTGCGGAGGAATCTAATGGAACGATCTGATTGTGTAACATTGATTGGGCATACATTTACAGTTGACGATAACGGCGTGCAGCAAGAATCAGAAACTAAAAGGGATGCCTATGCAATTATCAAATCAATTTCTCAGACAGAATTTTTCGAGGGTGGCAGAAATGGATTGAATCCTCAACTTGTTTTTTCCTTGTATGAGTATGACTATCAGAATGAAGAAACAATCGAGTATAAACAGAAGAGATATACGGCGTACAGAACGTTTTTTAATAAAGATGGTCGTATTGATGTATATACAGAGCTACGAAAGGGAAAAGATGTCTAAAGTTAACATGCTAAATTTGGATGATGCTGTTAGTGGAATCCTAAATGAATATGGAGACGATGTAAAAGACTACGTTGAAGACTCAATAAATGAAGTTGCTGCACAATCAGTACAAAAGCTGAAATCTAAAACTTCTGGAGCTGGTCCTTGGAAGAAATATCCTAAAACATGGACATCAAAAACCGAAAAAGAGCGCATCAGCGTTTCTGCGACAGTTTATAACAGGTCACATTATCAATTAACACATTTGCTAGAATTTGGCCATGCGAAGCAGAATGGTGGAAGAACTAGAGCATTTCCGCACATTGCTGAAGTTAATGATTGGGCACAAAGTGAAGTGATAAAACGCATAGAGGAGAAAGTATGAAAAGAGAAGAGATAGCTAAAATAATCAAATCAATTGGACTACCATACTCTTACTATCAGTTTGCTGAGAACTCAGCTCCTAAACTTCCTTATTTGGTATTTTACTACCCATTAACAAGGAACGTATTTTCAGATGACACTGTATTTGCTGAAATTGATGATTTGAACATTGAACTATATACAAGCAAAAAAGACTTTAAAACAGAGGAAAAAGTAGAATCCGTTTTGAAAGAAAACGGTTTTCTTTTTGACAAATCCGAGAGCTATTTAACGGATGAAAATATGTTTGAAGTTCTGTATGAAACATCATGCGTTATAGACGCATAGAAAGGCTACAAAATGGGAAAAATTAAATTCGGTATTAAAAATGTACATTACGCAGTAGCTACTGACGATGGAACTGGCGCATTGACTTACGCAAAACCAGTTGCATTACCTGGAGCTAAAAGCATGACTCTGTCAGCAGAAGGCGACGACACCGAGGAATATGCAGATGATGGACTCTGGTTTAAGGAGACATCTAACAATGGATATTCAGGTTCGATTGAAACAGAAGGTCTGCCAGACGAATTTCTGACTGACGTTATGGGGCAGACAAAGAATACAACAACAGGAGCAATCACAGAGAGATCAAGCGACGTTATTAAGGAATTCGCACTGCTGTTTGAGTTTTCTTTCAAGGGTGATGCAAAGCTTACTAGTAAGCGAGGTGTGATGTATCGCTGCAAACCTTCAAGACCAGATGTTGCAGGATCAACTAAAGAAAAGTCTATTTCTGCAACAACATCTACACTTAATATTTCTGCAATGCCTAGACTTAACGACAACATTGTACAGGCGTCAGCAGTTAATACAGACACAGCTTATTCATCATGGTTTGAAAAGGTTTATGAAGATCCAGCAGAAACTACAACTGGATAATATATTTTAGGAGACGGTAATGAAGAAAGACATTGTGATTGATGGGAAAAAGGTCGCATTTAAGGCAACCGCTTATACGGTTGTACTTTACAGGGATAAGTTTGGTCGAGACTTACTTGTTGACATGGAAAGTGTAAATAAGCATGATCAATCTGATCAAACATATGTTTCTGGCGATGATTTAACAATACTGATGGATTTCGGATGGACAATGGCCAAGCAGGCAGATCCATCGATACCAGATAACGTTGAAGGCTGGTTCGACCAATTTAATGTCTTTCCTATATATTCATTATCGCTTCAGTGGCGAATCATTTGGGGGCTTGCGAATGGTACGCTCGAAGCATCAAAAAAAGCATAAAGCCGACTGAACGCCCATTCACGTCGGCTCTTTTTCTCTTACGTTGTAAACAATTCGGGTTCTCAACGAAAGAACTCGACGATATAACTCCAGGCATGGTCATGGATATGATGACTGAGTCATGGAATGACACATATGATTGGCCACAGTCGGCAACAGCTGATGACATTGCAGCATTTTAAAGGAGGGACTTATGGCTAGTAATAGAATCAAAGGCATAACCATCGAAATAGATGGAAACACAACAAAGCTGACAGACTCTCTCAAGAAAGTTGATTCTTCTTTAAAAAACACTCAGAGTCAGCTTAAGGATGTTAATAAGCTGCTTAAATTCAATCCTGGGAATACAGATTTGTTGGCTCAGAAACAAACATTATTAGCTAAGTCAGTGAAAGAGACAACGGAACGCTCTGAAGAATTAAAAAAAGCACTCGCAGACATGGATGCTAAAGGTGTTAACCATACATCAGATCAATATCAAGCTCTTCAACGCGAAATTATAGAAACTGATTCAAAACTTGCTAATTTAACAAAAACACAAACAGAATTCGGAACCGTTGCATCACAGCAAATACAAATTGCTGGAGGAAAAATTACAGATTTAGGTGGAAACGTCGATAAAGTAGGGAGCAAATTAACCACAGGATTAACCGTTCCTTTGACGGCAGTAGGAGCTGCTGCTATTGCGGCATTTAATGAAGTTGATGCTGGAGCAGATGCAATAGCTACTAAGACAGGTGCATCTGGGAAAGCATTATCTGATATGCAGGAACAGATGCAGAACATTGCTACTACAATACCGACTACTTTTGAGGATGCAGGTAATGCTATTGGAGAAGTTAACACAAAATTCGGAGTGTCTGGTGATACTCTTGAGCAGTTGTCTACACAGTTCATAGAATTTGCAAAAATCAATAATACTGATGTAACAACATCAATTGATTCAGTTCAGTCTGTTATGGCTGCATTTGGAATTAGTACAGATGATGCTGGAAAAGTTCTAGACACTATGAATTCAGTAGGTCAGAAAACTGGTATATCTATGGACACATTAGCAAGCTCATTGAGCACTAATGCAGCATCTCTTCAGGAAATGGGTTTAAATGCTTACGATAGTGCTACATTCTTGGGCGAAGTTGAGGTTTCAGGAGCTGATACAACTGCAGTCATGGCTGGTCTAAAGAAGGCGTTAACAAATGCTGCTGCAGAAGGAAAGCCAATGTCGCAGGCACTCAGCGAAATTCAGGATGAGATGCAGAATGGAACTGACAGCACTAAGGTTATGAATGATGCTGTTGATTTGTTCGGATCTAAGGCCGCTCCACAGATTGTTAATGCATGTAAAAATGGTACCCTATCATTTAAGGATTTATCTGGCTCGGCCAACGACGCAGCTGGATCTGTTTCTAACACATTTGAGGAAACATTAGACCCGATTGATGAATGGCAGTTAACATTAAATAAACTAAAAGTATCCGGAGCAAAGTTAGGCAACAGTCTGAGCAAGGTACTGCAGCCAGCACTTGAAAAGGTCGGTGATATATCAGATGATCTATCGTCATGGTTTGACGGACTCTCTGATGAAGAAAAAGACCAGGTGGTTAACCTTGGACTAATGGCCGCTGCCGCTGGACCAGTTTTAAAAGTAGCTGGAACTGGAATAACTACAATAGGATCTGTTGTTAAAGGAATAGGATCATTGACTGGAAGCATTGCAACATTTTCTGATGCAATTTCCGAAGGTACAGGTGTAGCAGGAGCTCTAACAACTGTTGGTTTAAACCCGATGGCTTTAGCGATAACAGGAGTTGTTGCGGCATATGGAACGCTTGCCGTTGCTGCTAAAACATCCCATGATAACTGGCTACAACAGATTGAGGACCAGTATGGATTAACTGACTCAGCAAAAGAACTAATATCCAGAACTGATGAAATGACTAAATCATGGTCAGATTTAAAATCAGCTCAAGAGGAAAATGTTACTGGTGTTGAATCACAATATGCTCATTATCAGGATCTCGCTGATGAGTATGACACACTTATCGATTCTAACGGGCAAGTAAAGGCTGGTGAAGAGGATAGAGCAAATTTCATCACTTCAACATTAGCTGACGCATTTGGAGTAGAACAGAGCGATATTCAGGAACTTATTGATAAAAATGGGAATCTTGGTGACTCAATTGATGGTTTAATGGAGAAACAGAAAGCACAGGCTGTTTTATCCACGTATACAGATCAATACACAGAAGCGGTCAAGAACCAACAACAGGCAGTTAAAGATTTGGCACAATACACTGAAGAATATTCAGCACAGGAAGCTAAGGTAAAACAAGCAAAAGAAGATGCAACATTAGCAACAGAGAATTATAACAAAGCTGCTGCATCTAGCACTGGTGCCACACAGGAACAGTATGATGCAATGATAACGGCAACAACTGCGTATTCAACATCAAGCGGAGAGCTACAGAAGCTAAAGAACAAGCAGGATGAAGCTAATACTGCACTTATTGGTTACAACTCTACAATTGCTGACTATGAGGGAGTTTCATCCGCAATAATGTCAGGAGATACTGCATCAATTACAGATTCTCTCAATAAATTGCAAAATGGGTTCATAACAGCTGAAACCGGGGACAGAACATCACTTGAAAATCAGACAAAGGATCTTCAGGATCAGCTGGCTGCTATGCAGAAAGCTGTTAATGATGGTGCTCCAGGAATCACTCAGGCGCAAGTTGACGAAATGAGCAACTTGGTTAATCAATCTAAAGCAGAATTAGACAAATTGCCTGCAACAGCGACTGATGAAGGAACAGCTTATAAGGATAACATGACAGACCAGCTTAACCAGGCAGCTAATAATGGAAAAGATGCCGCAGCAAAACAAAATGCTGCCGCAAAATCAACAAATTTAGGCCAGGCCGGAAAAGATCAGGGTAGCGATTATAAAACTAATCTTAATAATCAGGAACAGGATGCAGTACAAAAAAATAGAAATAATATGAACACTGTTTCAAATGATGCAAAAAACACAAAGATACAGATGGGATCATCTGTTAAGTTGCCTCATTTTTCTCTCAAAGGTAAATTCAGCCTTGATCCTCTACAGATTCCTAGTGTTTCAGTATCATGGTACAAAAAAGCAATGCAGAACCCTTATTTGCTTTCTGGCGCTACGATATTTGGCCAGGCAGCGAATGGATCATTACTAGGTGGTGGAGAAGCTGGGAATGAAGTGATTATGTCAGAAGATAGATTTAAACGCATGGGATCTTCAACAGTCAATAATTCGTTTACGATCGTTCAACAGCCAGGGCAGGATACTCATGCGCTTGCTGTTGAGATTGGTAGGATCATTACAAATCAGACAAAATCTGAAGGGAGCACATGGAAATGATTAATGAGTTTACTTACAATGGCATTAGCTCAAAGAGCATGCACCTTGTCGTAAAACAATTAACTGTTTTTGATGCACCAGAACGAGATGTAGAGGAGATTGAAATACCAGGTAAAAACGGATCATTGATGATAGACAATGGACGCTACAAAAATAAGGAAATTGGTTATCACATATCATCAATGGATTTCAGTAAAATTGATGAAGTGAAATCTTGGCTGAAAAAATCGGTATCATATCACCGCCTAGAAGACAGTTACAGTAGCAATGTTTACATGATGGCGTGCATGAACGAATCAATAGAATTTGATAAGATTATTGTTAATAGATTCTTTTCAGCTGATATTAATTTAAATAGAAAACCACAACGATTTTTGGTTTCAGGGGAAACACCTTTTGAATATTCTGAATCAGGATCAATTAACAATCCAACGTCTTTTGATTCAAAACCATTAATCCGCGTTTACGGGTCAGGAAATCTGACAATAAATGGCTGTCTAATGAGTATAACAGTTGGTAGTGAATATACAGATATTGACTGCGAAACAATGGATGCTTTTGAGGGTCAAGAAAATAGAAATAACAACGTAGTGCTAAAAAATTTTCCGGTATTAAGTGCTGGAGATAATAATGTAACAGTAGGAAGCGGAATAACACGCATTGTTGTTACTCCGAGATGGTGGAAATTATGATTCCAATATTGTTTGATTCTAAATCAAAATCATTTGAGACGAATGGAATCGGACGTCTTACTGACTGCATATCTAGCTATACGGAAGAAAAATTAAATGGACTATATGAAATAACGTTAGAATATCCAACATCTGGAAATCTATTTAATCAGATAAAAAACGAGAATATTATTGTGACAGTTCCGTCTGATGGAAAAAAGAAAGAACCTTTCAGAATTAACAAAATCGAAAAAACATCTGAGGGATTAGTAACTGTATATGCAAAACACATATCTTATGATTTATCTGGAATACCAGTAAAACCATTCAGCAGTACAGGAATAACACGATCATTACAAAGCCTAAAAGAGAATTCTCTAATTGAGAATTCTTTTACTTTTTGGACGGATATCAGTAATGATTCATCAACTTATACACAATCTATACCAGCATCATTGCGATCCAGATTAGGAGGAGTTGAAGGATCAATACTTGATGTGTTTGGAGGAGAATATGAATGGTGTGGGTATACTGTAAAACTACATGCGCATCGTGGATCAGACAAAGGAGTATCGATTAGATATGGTAAGAATTTGACGGACTTGTCTCAAGAGGAAAGCATTGAAGCCGTTTACACAGGAGTCGTTGCTTACTATCAAGACAGTCAAACAGGTTCAACAGTGTCAGGATCAGTTCAGTTTGTAGAAAACCATTCAGAATATCCTTGTGAACGCATATTTGTATTAGATAAATCTCAGGATTATCAAAATGAAATACCAACTTCAACAGAATTAAATAATGACGCTGTTAAGTACATTTCAGATAACAAAATTGGCGTTCCATCAGTAACATGGGACGTATCATTTGTGGCATTATGGCAAACTGAGGAGTACAAAAATATTGCGCCTCTAGAACGAGCAAACCTTGGAGACACAATACATGTGTATTTTGAGAAACTTGGAGTAACTGGTAGCGCAAAAGTAATTGCATACAAATACGACACATTAAATGAACGTTATGTATCAATTGAAATAGGTGATACTAAAGCATCACTTTCTGAAACATTAACTGAGGCTGCTGCTAATGAGATAGTCCCACAAGTTAATAGCAATGTTAACAATGTTGTAACACATGCGTCTAACTTATTATCTGGTGGACTTGGCGGCCATGTAGTAATTGGACGCAATTCTCAAGGCCAGCCTAATGAGATCCTGATCATGGACACGGATGATGTCGCAACAGCGGTTAATGTTTGGCGTTACAACGCATCTGGCTGGGGACATTCCAGCACAGGATATGAAGGACCATACACAATGGCTGCAACTCTAGACGGTGGAATTGTTGCAGACTATATTACGGCTGGAACAATGTCAGCAGATAGAGTAAAACTAGGCAACAGAACACTCACTGAGACAATGAGTACTGTATCAGAGCAAATAGATACTGCTCAGGCAACTGCTAACAGCGCAATTAAGGGAGTAACAGTCCAGTATGCATTAGGCGATAGCTCCACCACAGCGCCTACAGATGGATGGAGTGCTACAGCTCCATCATGGATAGACGGAAAATACATGTGGGAGCGGACAGTTACCACAACTGCGACAGGATCGAGTATATCTGATCCAACAAATATAACTGGGTCAAAGGGAGCAACTGGTACCACAGGGGAAAAGGGTGATACAGGAGCTAAAGGAGATACCGGTGCACAGGGGGCGCAGGGAGAGACTGGTGCAACCGGAAGTACAGGTGCTACGGGAGATAAAGGGGACACTGGAATTGGAACAAAAGCGATTGTGGCCGAGTACTTTCTCTCTACGTCAAATACTACTCAGCAGGATGGTGATTGGGTAACAACTGCTCCGGATTACACTGCCGGAAAGTACTATTGGACACGATCAAAAATAACTTGGACTGATGATACTGTGACGTACACAGACCCAGTTCTATCAAGTGGACTTAATACTGCAAACATAAATGCTGACAGTGCAAATACATCGTCGTATAACAACAGTAAAAATATTGAGACGATAAAAAACACTGTTGCTACCAACAAAACAGATGTTAATAAACAGTTGGCAACAATCGAATCGAGTATCACACAACTATCAAATTCCATTGCCGCCAAGGTATCAGAGACAGATTTTGAAGGATTTAAAACCACGATGCAGGCAATGTTGGACATTTACGGCTTGCATATTAAAAAGGACGGGACCACAAAAGAGACAAAGATTGATGAAGAATCAATGTCAATCATACGATCTGATGGTTCTACTGCATTGAGTATTACTGATAACGACTCATTCATGAGCTACCTAAGGGTGCTCACTTTTTTATCTTTCGGTGCTCATCGAGCAGAGTTGTTCAGCGACACTGAGAATGATGGCAGCACGAGCGAAGGAACGGGATTCTTCTGGACGGGAGATGTTAAATAATGGCAAGTACAAGTGGTGTTTTTAACACCTCAGTTAAACAGACAAGTTTTCAATGGTATTACGAAATTTATTGGAGACTTGATTCACAGGACGTATCTAGCAACAGTTCCGTAATTGCTTTTGACACACATCTGCGTAGCACAGCATCATCAGGCAACTGGTATGGATGTGATTTAACGATTAATGTTAATGGCCAGTCTATTGGTTGCCAAAATAATGCACATCTATACAAGGACTCTGACTGCGGATCTGGATATGTTAGGATATACCACAACGATGATGGCAATAAAACATTTGGAATCAGTGCAAGCGGAGATATTAATGGGTCAGGAGTAAGCGGCAGTGGATCATGGGCACTGCCTACGATTGCGAGAGCGTCACAACCGACACTTAACAAATCTACGGCATATGCTAATGGATCTGACAATTTTACGATCTACTGCAATAGAGCATCAACATCATTTACGCACACAATTACATATGCATTTGGGAATCTGTCTGGACAAATCGCATCAGGAGTTACAGACAATTGCACATGGACTCCACCTAGATCGCTATTGTCACAGATTCCTAACGACGCAACAGGAGCTGGAGAGATTGTCTGCGTAACATATAGTGGCAGTACAAACATTGGAACAAAGCGTGTTGGAATGACTCTCAAAGCTGATTCCGCAGTTTCAAAACCAACAATCAGTGCATTTACAGCTACAGAAACAAATTCCAAGGTTAAGGCAAAAGGAACTGCTATCACAGTGACTCAGTGGTCAGCAAAATCACTGAGCGGCACTGTTGCGGCAGTGGACAGCGCAACAATCAAATCAGTTGTTGTTAAAAATGGGACAGTAACAACCACACTTAGTCTATCAAGTGGAGCATATACAGGATCAATGACAGGAATGGCCACCGGCACGTATCAATTGGTGGCCACTGACAGCAGAGGATTTACTAACACAAGTATAATCACACAGACTCTGTATACATACACATATCCAACGATAGCGTCATTTACATTTAACAGGACAACTCAAACTGGGTCTGCTGGATCATTGGCAGCATCCGGAGCGTACTGGAATCAGCTAAACAACACCTGCTCCATCACTCTGGAACGGACCGGAATATCAGCAGTTACAAGTTCCGGAGCTTCTGGAGCATGGTCAGTAAGCAAATCGTATTCAGATCTTGTTTATACAAACTCATTCACAGCAAAAATCACAGTAACAGATTATTGGACGTCAACAACACAGACTGTTGTTTTGAGCAGATCAATTCCGCCGCTATGGATTGGGAAAGACACCGTTAAGGTCAGAAATCATCTGTTTATAGGAGATACAGACATTTTTAAACTTATATATCCTGTAGGCAGTTGGTTTTGTAGCAACAATGCGACGTCACCAGCATCACTGTTCGGAGGCACGTGGGAGCAGGTAAAAGACCGTTTTCTGGTCGGAGCGGGGAATCTTTATGCCGTGGGTTCTACTGGCGGTGAAGCCACTCATACTCTGACTATCGCAGAAATTCCTGCACATAGCCATAACGTTATTGTTGGTCACAGAGAAACAACCAACAATAACTGGGATTTAAGATATGGTGATGGAAACAGAATTGCATTCGAGCGAAACTCTGTAAGCACATCAAGCAGTACAGGTGGAGGATCTGCTTTTAATAATCTTCCGCCGTACATAGCTACATACATGTGGCACCGTGTTAGTTAAGCTGTTCGCCTCCACATGTAAACTGCATAATATGGAGGCATGTTGTTATGAGCAGCATCTCCTCCCATTTTTGATGTTACATTATTCCAGTCTTCTTTAGACCAAAATGGAGAGTTTGTAGCAAATATGGATCTATTGTTTCCAGCATTTCCACCATATGTAACAGCTACTGGGTTTGCATGGATATGACTAGGCATTTCTGACACGCTTAGCGTATGAGTGGCTTCACCTGCGCAAAATCAGCTAACTCTATGCCATAAATAAGTGGCATAAAAGGGGGGCAAATTATTATGCGATTTGCTTCCTCCAGTGCTACCGGTTGGTGTTGTTTCTCCGCCTTGAAAATTATGACCAACAGCAGTACCACCAGTAGCATAATTCCAGTTCCCACCGCCTTGAGTGTGCGTATGAGACGGGATCTCTGCAATTGTTAATGTATGAGTGGCTTCACCTGCGTAGTTTATGCAGTCCTATGCCACATATAAACGGAGTAGTATGGAGGCATGTTGTTATGTGCTTTTCCTTCTCCGGTTATACCAGTTCCTTGCGTCATTTGGTAGTAGTATCCGTTACCGGATGGCATATTGTAAAACTGATACCCAGCTATACCGACAGTATTTGACCAAGCAGCTATTCCATGGTTATGAGGTGCTATTTCATTCACCGTAAGCGTATGTGTGGCTTCACCAGCATAAAAGAAAGGAAAATATGATTTATAAAGAGGATAAAATAACAGAAATACGAGATCCAGATTTAACAAAAGGAGTGCTACAAAATGCTACAAAAACAGTCCATCACGAAAAGGTGAAAGCAGTAGCAAAAGTCAGCCACTACGAAACAATCGCAGAATATCCAAACGGAGGTAAAGATGTAGAAGAAGTTATCGATACAGAGCCGGTAGAAGAGAAAGCCGCATACGATGAGGAGGTGCAGATTCAGATCTACCATCCTTACACAGAGGCTGAATTGCAAACGGCCAGTAAGGACACAGAAATTGCAGACCTTAAGCAAAGACTTATGGATACCGACTATGAAGCGATCAAACATTCCGAAGGTTGGATAACCGATGAAGATTACGCAGATACTAAAGCGCAGCGGCAGAAATGGAGAGATCGGATAAACGAGCTTGAGCATTGATGACATATACGAGCAGGGCAAGACCCTGCTTTTTGAATGGAAAGAAGAGGAAAAGGAAATGGACGGAGATACAGAAATTGAAGATGTCGTGTCTGACACAGTCGAGGCGGTAGCGCTTGACAGTGATGCAGACGCAGAATTCAAAGCCGGAAAAGGGAGTGACGAATAATGAGCAATAGTTCTCTAGTAAATTATCGAAGGCTAACCAATCATTACAGTTCAAGAGCCGGCAACAAGATTGATCGCATTGTCATCCATCATTGCGCAGGCGTTCTATCTGTCGAGCAGTTAGGCAATATATTTTGCGGGACAAGATCATGCTCCGCTACCTATGGTATCGGTTCAGACGGGAGAGTAGGACAATACGTTGATGAAGCGTATCGCCCGTGGACTACTAGCACGTATGTTATCGATCGCAGAGCGGTAACGATAGAGGTGTCAAACAGTTCAGCGGGTGGTGACTGGCCTGTATCGGATGTATGCCTTAACAAATGCATCGAGCTAGTAGTTGATATATGCAGGCGCAACGGCATTACATCATGCACCTATACGGGTGACAGGAACACCTCGGTATTACAGATGCATAGGTGGTGGAGTCAGACAGCTTGCCCAGGTCCTTACTTAGCAAGCAAGTTTACTTATATATCACAGCAGGTTCAAAAAGTATTAAGCGGAGCTACTCCAGTATCTCCAGTATCACCAACAGAAGGAGGATTAGATATGAAAGTATATTTTGTGCCAAAAAAAGAGCAGTGCGTACTGCGCTCACAGGCTAACAAAAGCGGAGCAATTCTCGCAACAATCCCAGTCGGGGCAGAAGCCGAGGTGTTCGGATTCAACCGTCAGTTTTCCAATGATGGATATGAATGGGCAAGAGTGAAGTATGCCGGAAAAGAAGGATACTGCCAGATGGATACAAAGGTCTACTGGCTGATTTCAAAATAAAAATAAGGGGAAGCCAAAATGAAAATCGATCCAGTAATCATAAGCCTTGTCATATCAGGATTAGGCTTTTTGCTTAACCTTTATACGGTGAACAAAGGGAACACTACTAACGCAGAGCAGACCGGCAGAGTGCTCCAATCTGTCGATAATCTCAAAGATGATGTAAAGGACATTAAAGCCAGCATTAAGGATTCATCACAGCAGATCGGTGATATCGACCGCCGTGTATCAGTTTTAGAAAACCGAGTATCGGTAATAGAGGAGAGAACTAATGAAGGATAAGGAGTATTGGAAGAAATGGTTTGCAGCGGCACTTGTCAGAGCCATCAAGACTGCATGTCAGGTAGCAGTTGCTACTATCGGAACAACTGCAACAATGGGTGGAGTTGATTGGGCAATGGTGGCCAGTACAGCCGGATTGTCAGCAATCCTGTCAATTCTGACGTCGCTGGGGGGATTGCCGGAAGTAGAAACATCAAGCACTATTAAATAAGGATAGCAAAATAGATAACCGTCATCCAATTGGGTGGCGGTTTTTTTGGTCTGAAAGAAAGCCAGCATTATTTGCTGGCTTTCTTTGATTTCTCGATTGTCTGCTGCATGGCTTCACGGATAACTGATGCTTGACTAACTCCGAGATCAGAACAAGCCTGTTTGAACTCGGCTACAAATGATGATGCATAGGCGGCTCTGACTTGGGACATGTTCTGCTTCTTCCATTCATTACGGTATTTAACGGAATCGAATTTCGAATCGATTTTTTTGTCCATCATTGATCACCTACATTTTGTATTTTAGTAATAATGGCAATGATGGAGACAAATGATGCTAAAGCAACTACTAGAACAAACCAAATTTTCTTAAGAATAAACAGGGTGATCAGACTTCCGAATGCTGCACTTAGTAATGCCAACATAATAATTTCTCTCTTGACCATAATCTTTTAATGGATAGAATGAAAGTAGAGGTGGGGAGCTCTGAACTCCCCTTGTACTCTACTTATTGAATCCTTGGATCAGAGCAAGTATCGCAACTAGCAGAGTGATCAACTCGATTAGTTCTGATCTTGTCCAAGGATTCTTTTTCTTATCCATCTCATCACCTCTCTTTCTACTATTATTATACATCATAAGGGCATGATGTCAATAGGATTGACAAAAATAGTTTCGAAAAAGATAATTTTTTGTAGCATTTTTGTAGCACTAGGATAGCAAAAGATACAAAAAGCGTCATTATACAATGCGTTAGATTGTCTGTTAAAATCAGATAAATACGCTAAAAACATACAAGTTGATTATTCGTTAATTATAGAATTAAGCGTCGCCGTCCCCACGTTATGTATATAAATAAAACCGCATATATATGCGGTTTTATTATTGCCTATGTAGAAAATTGTAGCAATTTTTGTAGCAACTATTTTAACTTTCTGCTTTCTATTGCTTTCTTTCTATCTGATTCCGATGATCTTGCATATTCAACGGACATCTGGTAATTTGCGTGACCTAGAATATCTTGCGTGGTTCTTGCACTCGTTCCAGACTGGATTAAATCTGTGGCCATATTATGCCGGAGCATATACAACGTGAAGGTAACACCAACATGTTTTGCAATTCTATTTACATATCCTGATAGTGTATCTATTTCCATTGGTAGCCCGTCAATATCGTAAAATAAGTTTTCATTATTTATATCTTCGTCAATTTTGATTAGATCTTGTTTAAGATTTGCACTGATCGGGATATCTCTTACACTTTGTGGCGTTTTTGGTGACACTATTTTTCTGCTTGAATCAACTGTCGAACCGACACGCTTGTTAATGTGTATTAAACACAAATCTAAATCTATGTCTGATCTATTTAGGGCCATTGCTTCAGATGGTCTCATCCCAGTATCATGCAATATTCTTATTAGATACATTATTCTTATTTTCCGATGCTGACCTTTTTTGTCATGAGTATACCTAGCTGATAATTCTAAATAATCCATGAATTTATGATAATCTGCTTCTGATATTGTAACAGGACGTTTGGCTACAGGAGGTTTTCTATCTCTTGGGATGATAACTGCAGCTGTATGGTCAGGAACATTCAGATCAAGCATTGCTGCACACTTGAAAATCTGTTTCCATAATGACAGTACACGCTGTGTTGCATCATATGTATATTTATTAATTGATGCATTAATTGATGCCTGTACATCAGATGTTTTAACATCTGTAATAACAAAATTTTCGTATGCAATTATACTGTGATTGTATGTAACTAGATGCCGTGTCCATGTTTTTGTGGTTACGTTAAATAATACCTTGGTGCGTTTAAACAGTTCTCCAACAGTAGGCACATTTACAATCGGTATCTGGCATCTTATGTCCTGCAATGCCTGGTCACGTATAGCTTTTGCATATTCCATTGCTTTTGCTGGAGTCCGGAAATCATCAATAGTAATGTTTTTAGTGAAGTGAGCACGCTTGCTGCCAGATTTGTAATAGATAACAACTCTAAGGTATCGACAAGACTCTACGATGTACTTTTCTTTCTTCATTTGATGCCTCCTTTGCTATAATTGGAGACAGAAAAGGCAATGCTGGCTAGGCATATCTTTTCTATCTAGGATCTCCGGTGCTGGAACACTGGAGGTCTTTTATATTGAATCAATCCAATCTTTTGGAAATCCAAGAGATTGTGGAACTTTATTGTAATCAATGATCGTTGTCTTTTTCTTAAAATCTTTAATTCTATTTTTGAAGGAATGAACCATATTATTGTATTCTTCTGGAGATATGAGGCATTGAAATATTACCAATATATTATATAAATCAGATCTAGTTTCTTTTTCTTTGATGCCAAGAGGAATGTGAATCTTTGGCATATATGGCAATGATCTTGATGCTGAAATATTAAGAATTCTATTGTTATGTGCAACGCAATTTCTAATGTCTTTGACACTGATCATTATTTTTTTTAGAGACCCTGGATTTATGATAATTGAATTATCTTTGTTATAAGATTGAACAAATTCTGAAAAAACACGGCATACTTTTGTTTGAACAGCATTATCACAGTAATCAAACATTTTAATCACGTCTCCTAGATACATGAATTGAATAACAACCCAAAGAGGAACGTATTTATATGTTTCTGAATAATGTTTAATCCCATTTGGAGATGCTTTGACTGCCGAATAGTCAGAAATAACACTTTGAATATGTTTGATTAATGCTACCGACTTTTCATATTTGTCACTTGATTGATGATTATAATTTACAGGGAAGAGATACTCATTATGACCTGGATGCGCTTCACAAAAATAATACGCTAAAGATGATTTTAGATATTTTTCAAATTCCAATGTATGCGTAAATAGAATCGTTTTGATAGCTTTATCAAAGATATATACATAGTTAATATCTTTCAATGTTGTGCCAGGAATGTAGACATCTGATGATATAGTAAAAAATCTACCATAATCATTAATCATGCTGTAGTAATTTCGACTAACAAGAAATTTTCGTGCGAATTCTTGATCGTCCATTGTAATACCACGAGATTCAAGAATAGCTATTTGCTCATCTACTGTTTTAAATGGTTTATTATCCATAATTGTGTCCTCTAACATAAAATCCCCCATCACATTAAGTGATAGAGGACTTTACGCGGTATGGGTCCTGCCTTTCGGCTGGGAACACCATCGCTTGCGTGAAACCATTATCACTCATCATTATTTGGTTGTCAAATGCAATGACTCATAACTCGCATAGTTACCTATAAAATAATTGATCTAACTATATATGTGCTGTTACGCTTCTCTAGTATTTCTTTTCTGCTATGTCGTCGGGGTTCATGTGCCAGAGTACCTTGCCTATGATGACTAACTGCTGTTCAGTTGTGTTGATCATGATAGGCAGGTGGGTTTTGTCTGAACTGTCCGGAGCAAGTGTTACGTTTCCGTCAGACTGCCGATACAGGCGCTTCACAGTGACCAATCCGTCGCAGTAGGCAACGATTATTGTGCCGTCCTTGTAGTTGATGCCATCGTTGGAAGTATTCTCTACAACAACGATAGAGCCGTCCTCAATGACGTTGTTCATGGAGGTGCCGTTGACTTGGAAAGCAAGGAGCTTCTTACGCCGCCCCTGGAACTTGATAGGGACATAGACTACAGCATCCGGTTCAGCATCGATCAGTTCATCGAAAGAACCAGCAGAGAGGTTAGTGCAGTAGTGCAGGGGGAAGTAATCATCGAACTTAAAGTTATCCATAGGGAAAGGGGTGACAGAATCATCAGCATTAACAGAAACTAAAGTATCATCATCCATCATACTAACAAGTTGGTCGGTTGTTAGACTCATAGCCTTTGCAAGTTTTTGCAATGTTTCGTAAGATGGTGTCGATGGTTTGCCAGATATTGGATTTTTTTCGTTTTCGATAATTGCAATATATGCTTTACTTAGGCCAGATTTTTCAGCCATGGTATCCATGCTCCATTTTCTAGATGGAGAGGTTCGGAAGTCATTCAATATTTTGCTTAATTTCATATAATAATCCTCCTGTATAATACACTATACAATACGACGGACTTTTTTCAAGAAAAATTGTATATTGTACTTGACACGATATGTATAGCACGCTAGACTTTTTATGAAGGAGGACAGATGATGCATACAAACATTAAAAAGTATCGTGAGAAAATTGGTCTTACTCAAGAAGAATTGGCTAACAAGGCTGGAGTTTCAAGACTAACGATTATCAATCTTGAAAATGGCTTAACATCAGACGTTAAGGCTAGTACACTAAAAAAAATCTCTGAGGTATTGGGGAAGCCAATGGATGATTGTTTTTCTTTTACCTATAAAGTATAGCGTGCTAGACAAACACTAAACACGTACAGGGAAAGGAGAGAAGGAATGGAAGGATATCAAAACAAAGAACCAATTCTATTCGTTTCTGAAGTTGAAGAAGACAAATTGCTGAGTTGTACCGTTG